CACCAAACAAACTCTTAATACCACCAGTAATTCCACTAAGGAAACCACCATCAGTTTTTGAATCTTGCTGATCTGATTTTGGTTTTGATTCTGCTCTTTCCTCCATCTCACTTTGAACTTTAGAAGATGGTTTTTCTTTCTTGTCATCACCATATCCATAATCTGATATATCTCCCATCAGACCACCCCCTACAGCATGAGTGACACCGTTCATTCTCTTAGGTAAGTTAGTACCTCCACCTGCAGCATTCATTGATGCAAGAGTATCGGCACCATATTTACTGACAGCACCTCTACTCATAACAAATTCACCAGGTGCCAACATGGCAGGTACAGTGTCTTTGTTCGGTCCACCACCAGGAACTTTTCCACCACCTTTCATTGATGTGCCGTACTTCTGAACCTTCTCGTCGTCACTCATGTTCGTAAAGGATTGGTATTCCTCTAGAGAAACAGGTTTATCATTAATGTATCCTTGACCGGCTGCCATGTCAAATCGACCACTGACGGAAGGTGGTTCTGGTTCTGCAGGTTTATCTGGCGGAGGAGTTTTTTGCTTTCCGTCAGGTTGAGTTAGATCTTTATCATCTTCCCCACCATCCATCATACGACCCGCAAGCATCACTCCACCAACAGCAGTTCCAACCAATGCTGCACTCTTCCCAAATCCAAATTTTTTGGCTGCACCAAATAAGGCAGGTATTATCTTTGATACAAGTTTGAAAACAAATCCACCAACAACTTTAATTAATTTTACAGCAAACCGACCAAAACTATTTCCAAATAATAAGTATGCTGCAAGTAGGATAGGCCAAGTGTTCTTAAAGAAATCTCCTATTGCCGTAAGTTTCTCTTGATTCTCATCATCACTCATCCAGTCAATAATCTTAACCAACAACCTACCAATCAAAACTGTCCCGATAAATTTTAATATATCAGCAAAGAAATTAGTTACTGGTTTTAAAAGTTTTTTTGCTCCACTTGCAAATGTTGCTAGTGCTCCTTTTTCTAACTTATCTTCTTGAGCACCTCTTTTTTTCTTCTCTGCAGACTTTCTATCTTTCTCAGATTGTTTCTTTGTAAATTTATTTTGATTCTGTAAAGTTCCCAGTATAGAATTAACACCTCTCAAGATGTCTTTTAATATATCATTACCAGGTAAGAGTTTTGTATCTTTCTCTTCTTCCTTTTCAGGAAATTTTATATCAGATGGTTTTACAATCGCACCACCACCCACAGTTCCTGGTAGTGCTTTCTGTCCTGGAACTGGTTTTTGTTGCTCATCTGGTTTCTTTTTATCAAAGAAAGCATCTGGTTTTATTGTTGTCTTCTTTGCTTTAAACTTTGGGTCTGCTGCCTTTCTAGACTTTCTTACCTTTATTACTTCATCCAAAAGAACTTTTGATCTTTCATCTCCCGCACCTTTTGTTTTAACTAGAATTATTGCAATCGCTTCCTTTAAGGCACTAAGATAATCTTCTTCCTCTGACAAATTGTCAAGGTCAATACCCATCTCAAGGAGGATATCAATAGGGTCAGAGGACTTAACCGCCATACTTTCTCTGCTGCTGCTCTTGTTTTTCTTTTTCTTCTTTAAGATGTTGCTTTAGAAGTTCAACATAGATGTCTCGTTCCCAAGGCATCATATTTTCAATCTCAGTTAATGAGTATTTATGATACTGTATCAAGGCAAAATTGAGTCTAAAGTAAGCCTCAAGATCCATATGGATCATGCCTAGGCGAAAAAACTTGCTAACCCCTCCAGGAGAACTTCATTTTCTTTCTTGGTATTTGGGTTTTCAAACTTCACTGTATGCGAAAGTTTAGGCATAGTCTCAAAGAAAGTTTCAATTTCTTTAAATTGAGTGGAGTTCATTTGCTCAAGAAAGTCTTTGATTTCTTTCTTTGTGCAATCCGCAGCAGCCCAGACTTCTTCCTCACTATAAATTTTATCAACACAGGAAGCAATCAAATCAAAGGATTGTTCCATTTGATTCTTTTCATTAAACTCAAAGTTGTTGGAAATAAACTGCTCAAGAGATGGATACTTCATCTCCATCATCAAGGTATCATCAATCTTAATCTGTCTTGTATGCTTATCATCTTTCTTCACTTGGATTTCATCCAATCCAATAATAACTTTTACTTCAGTCTCTCCATCATCAGGTGAGATTAAATTAACTTCCACTTCTTCCCCTACAGATTTGCCACGAATGTTAAGGAAGAGATACTCAATATCAAATGTAGGTAGGTTCTCTACTTTAACTCCCCTTGTCTGAATACAATTCTTAAGAACAGATTTGATTGCAGTCGTAATCTGTTTTGTATCTTCACTCTCCATTGCAAGGACAAGAAGTTTTTCTTCCTTGACTAGAAAAGGTCTGTACTGAATTGTTTGTCCTGTTGATGGCAATTCAAGATCATACTTGGGTGTAGCAATCTTTGGTAATGGCATAATAACCTATAGATATGTTTCAGTGTGATTATTTAGAGGGGTTTTTTTATTCTCCGCGAGCAAGCGCATTGATTTCCCTTCCGATTGCTGAATTTGGATCAACTTTATCTCCAACATTTGCATTGTAAAGTTGTTGTTCCGTAGTAATCATTAGTTCTCCAGTCGCAGAATCAATATTTCCGGAACCAAAATTACCATTAGCATCTCTTCCTGAAGTGCTTTGAATAACATCAGATGCGTTTTGTTGAGCAACTGGTAGTTCTTGAGTATTTTCTTCGTCTGCTTTAGTTGATTGTGGTGGAATAGTAGTAGCAGGAGCTGGAGGTATCAACTCAGTCATGACATATCTTAGATATGACATAGAAACTGTACATTTCAAAAGACTTGATGCTTCATAAGACACTGGCATCGAAGAAATTGATATTGGATATGCTCCAACGAATTCATAAGTTAAACTATTTCTCATATTCTTTTCAAATTTTGTTATCTTTAAACCTCTCATACATCTATATCCAGTTGTATCAGATCCAGTCCCTGGATATCTAACTCTGTAATGATAATTTGAATCAAGTGTAGTTTGTACTTCTCCATCCTGACGATCAGCATCTTCTCCGGCAATATATCTCATCCATTTTTCAAAAATTCTTATTGCAAAATATTTTTCTGCATCAACTAAAAATGTAAAATCAATTCTATCATCGTACATTCTCCTGTGGGCAAGTCTTTCAGTTACACCAGTATAATCATTCTTTACTTCAAAAGTTGCTAATGAAGAACCAGGTAATGATGTTTCCATACAACTTAAATTTAGATCTGCTTGATCTAAAGAACCTACAATATTGGTTACACCTGGTGGTAAAGAACCCAAAGGAATGTCAACTTCATAATGAGAGGTTAGTGCCGGTTTAAGAAATTTAGTTTTTAAATCAGCTATCGTCTTTGAGGATGGCATTTATAAATAGTATTTACCTTATATATTATGTATGGCAGAAAGTATTAAGAGTAAATACAAACCATCATACCCAGACAAATATCAAGGTGATCCATCAAACATTATATGTCGGAGTAGTTGGGAACGTAAGTTTTGTAGATACTGTGACTTAAATGAAAATATTTTACAATGGGGTAGTGAAGAATTTCATATCCCATACATCTCACCAGTTGATAGAAGAATTCATAAGTATTACCCAGACTTTATTATCAAAGTAAAGGAAAGTACGGGGAAAATAAAAACTTATGTGATTGAGGTTAAACCCAAAAGACAGACTCAACCCCCAAAGAAAAAATCAAGAGTAACTAAATCATACATTTATGAGTGTAAAACATATGCTGTCAATCAAGCAAAGTGGAAAGCAGCAACTGAATTTTGTGAAGACAGAAGAATAAATTTCAAAATAATCACAGAAGACGAACTAGGTATCAAATGAACCGCATAGAACCTGATATTCAAGAGTTTAAATCCGAAAAAGATCTTGGAGATAGGATGGATTTGATACTATATGCATTAAATGATACAGCAACACCTATACCTGGGGTGGGAAATATATGCACCTTC